GGATGAGACATGACGATATCTAATAATACTGTGTGGGAAATTAGGGCGGCTGGAGTCGAGACCAACGGCGGCGGTTTCAAAGACCTCAATCCCGGTACGTCTGTTGATTATAGTCAGCAAGACGCTGCACAATTAGCTCTTACCGATTTGGCTTCGGACGGGGCCGGCATTGGGATCACCTCAGTGACTGGCGGGTTCACTGCCGCGATGGAAGGCAACTGCATATACATAGCAGGAACCGGATGGACTACCGGCTGGTATCAGATCACTGGCTACACAGATACAAACACTATTACTATAGACCGCACTGCATCCGCCAACCAAACTGGTGGCACTGGTAATGTTGGTGGGGCCTGGCTGTTTAAAAGCTCCCTCAATGCTCTCTTCTTTAACACCACAAATAAGGGCTCCTATAATAAAGCTTGGGTGAAGTCTGGCACCTATAGTGGTGCAACTGTCCTTGGTTCGTCAAGCTGGACACTTGCTCGAAGCTATTTCACGCTTCAAGGATATGTCACTACAAGAGGAGACTTTCCAATCGGAACCGATAGGCCGTTGCTTGATTTTGGTGTCACTGACGCCACCATAAGTTGGACAGGCGGCTATGCCCATCTTCTGAATATGCGGTTAGATAAGCAAAGGACGTCTGGGTCCAGAACCATTTATATAGCCGGTTCAAGTTCCACTCTTCGTAACTGCAAGATAACGCGATCCGGCTACAACACCCAAGCCTGCCTCATGGGCGGTACATACGCTCGTGTCTTTCAGTGTGAGTTTGTTTCAACTCTTGGTCCCGCATTTCAATTTGCTCAAGAATATGGCTACATGTCATTTTGTTACATACATGATTCCGTTAATGGTGTTTCATTCTCAGGAGGGAACGCTTTAGGTTGTACTGTTGAAAATTCAATCATAGACACCTGCACCGGCTTAGGTATATCACTTTATTACGGCGGTCAAGCATTTGGCAATACCATTTACAACTGCGGCACCGGCTTTGCTGTGTCTTCGACATATTATAACGCCGCCGTGAATAATATATTCCACAGTTGCACTACAGCACTGACCGCAAAAGAAGAAACATATTCAGACAACAATTGTTTTTACAACAACGGCACTGATCGGTCAGGCGGCGTGGTAGCCGGAGAAAATGACATTGGTGCTGATCCTCTTTTAACCGATCCAGCTAATCAAGATTTCTCCTTAGCAGCAAACAGTCCATGCTTTAATACGGCCGTTAAATTAGGAGTGGCAGTAGGTTTGCCATAATTTATAAATAATCAGACAATAAAGGATAACAAAATGAATGAGAAATTAAATGCACATAGTATCTGCGGAGCCTCAGTAATTCGTAATGCTATGCACCAAGAAAAAGCAAGTGCACATGGAAGGTATGAGGTTGAGTGTATAGATAAAAATGGCAACCTCAAATGGAAAGACACCATTGACAACGTGGTTTGTACTGTTGGCAAGAATAAAGCATTGGACGAGTATTTGGCCGGTGCTGCTTATACAGTGACTGGCCCGTTCATGGGCCTTATCAGTTCTATTGACTGGTCAGAAGTATTAGCTGCTGATACAATGGGGGCACACGCTGGTTGGAAAGAAGCTGGTGACACAAATGCTCCTACTTATACTGCACCAAGAAAAACTTGTGCCTGGGACGCTGCTGCTGCTGGAGCTAAAGTTCTATCCGCTGCTCTATCGTTTGCTATCACCGGGGCTGGTACAATCAAGGGTTGTTTCCTCGTTTACCATACAGGGGCAGTAAACACAATTGATAGTGCCGCAGGTGTACTTCTCTCCGCAGGTGTATTCACAGGTGGAGATAAAGTCGTTGCAGATACAGATACTGTAAATGTTACTTATTCAATGTCACTGTAAAATTAAAGGAGAACTATTATGGCCAATAACTTTTATCCCGCTACGGGTCTAATCGGCGGAGTCGCAGGTGATTTAGATAATATTGACGGTGCTGGACTTGCTGATGGTGACGGTGCAGTTGTAATCACAGACGGTATTGCTTACTTATATCATCTTGATGCTACCTCTGCTGCTGGTGAATCGTCTCCTACAGTTATTGCTCCTGATGATAATCCAGGAGACAAACGGTGGATACTGCAAGATGTGATGTGCTCTGGGCTGCACATTTTTGCAGCTACAGGTAATGTTACGGGTTTAATAGAAACAGATAATGGATATGCCCAATTCCAATTGGATGGTGTTATAGAGGAAGATGGAACAATTGGGGCTCTTACTTTTTTGAATGCCGGAGATTCTGTAGGCCAGATATATGTCAAACGTACAGGTGCTAACGACGCTGGGTCTTTAATTGTTCAAACACAACCCACCGGGGGTGGGATGACAGACAGGTTAACAATAGCAAGTGATGGCGGAGTTTTTGCGTTTGCTCTTAAATCAGGAGCTACCCAAGCCGCTGCTGGTGCTGCTGAGGACGAGTTGTGGGTTGATACTGATGATGACAATACAATAAAATTAGGGGCGGCTGTGTAATATGTCTACATTTTGGCGAAATACTCTTGACACTAAATTCAAGGACGCCGATGTCACGTGGTTTAATCCTGCGGTCGCAATTGCTGAATCTACATCAGTCGAAGATTCACAAGACGCTGTTCGGATACATGCCGCCGAGATTACAGAGGCCACAGATGTTGTTGATTCACAAGACGCTGTTCGGATACATGCCGCCGAGATTACAGAGGCCACAGATGTTGTTGATTCACAGAATAGCCAACTCCTTATGGCTGATTATAAGCAAAATATAGGGGCGTATCAGAATGATTATCCTGCCGGAGCCTTCACGGGTAACATAGGCTCAGATCAAAATGATCCACCGTCGTTTTCGGATGCGACTATAACCATCTCTGGTGAAAGCTTTTTCACGGTTGAGATCGACATCAACTACAGCCTTGAAATTGATGTCTCAGGGGCCGGTGAGTTTACGGCTGAATTGGATGTCGCCCACATGATCAACCGGGGCCACAGCATAGAAACTTTTATAATCTCAACTGTGCCGGGATGGGATTCAGCAGCCAACCAGGGCTCAGCCGGGCCGTGGAGTCACTCTGTGCCACAGATCATTGCTGACCTGAACAGTGGTGGCGGTGAACAAGGAGTAAGACAACCGCCAGACGGCAAGGTGAAGGATGGGGCCGGCATCATACTGGGGCATGAGATTCCGTGGTTTGGTTTCGCTCATCTGCTGCCGCGACTGGTCCAAGACATGGGCAACCTGGTTTCAGAACAGGTAATAGACTGCGAACTATATAACGCAGACCGACACAATCAAATCACTGTGTCATCCATCACTAATAATCTTGGCACTGGTATAGAAGTCTCTGGAGTCCCAACACCTCCGTTCAACATTGGCTCACAACACGGCCTTCTCTTCACGGTGACAGTGGGGCGTACTGGCGATCTGGTTATTGATGGCACCTACACACTTACGTTATCGACCGGCGAAGAGTATACACTATACTTCATCGGCTCAAGAATTGTTTTGTTCCCGGTTCGTCCAGAGAGTCCGCTCCGAGAGCATTTAATTTTCGACACAAAGATCATTGAAGCAGTGGATGGTTCCGAGCAGCGTATTGCAAATCGTCAATATCCTCGTGGCATGTTCGAGGCGACATATAAGGGCGGTCAGAAGAAAATAGAAATGCTTCTGTTTGATCGCCAAAGCAAAGTCGTAGCTTATCCGGCTTGGCATGAACCGGCGTATTTAGATGGGTCTCACTCAGTAAGTGATTTAACTGTCACTGTCAACACAACTAACTATGCGAACTTCTATGTCGGCGGCTACGCGGTTGTGCTGCAAGACGAGAATCATTATGATGCCTTGAAGATTGAGTCGATGACCGCAACGACACTTACATTTGAGTCTGGCTTGAGTTACAACTACGCCGACAAGGTGCAAGTGATGCCGCTACTCACGGCGTACATCGAGGCTTCGTCGGCGTCTCTCAAATATCCATACAATCAGCAATACTTCAATTTGCGAGTCCATGTGCATCCGGAAATCAATGATATCGCGGATGACTCGGCTTGGAGTGTTTATGGTGGCAAACCATTCATGGATGATCCGAACATGATCGAAGGTGGTCAGCTCGCGGAAGCTCTAAAAACCAAAGTCTTCGTCATCGACAACCTCACTGGGCATCGGACATCCGTAACAGCGTGGGGGCACAACAAACGATATAGTAAGAAGGGCTGGAAAACAAATAGTCGTCAGGAACTCTGGGAACTTCGTCAGCTCCTTCATTTTCTCAAAGGTCGGCAAGTGTCATTTTACATTCCAACATTTTGGAAAGACCTTGTTGTCACTGAAACAATGATGATCGGCACCTTTGTTCTCAATATGGATAATATTGGCTACACAACCAACGCTGCTCAAAGATGGCCGAAACAATTTATTCGCATCATCTTCAAAGATGGGTCGATATTGGTTAGGGAAATTCAGAACAGTGTTGAGATCAGTGAGACCCAAGAGCAGCTCACACTGGACGTTTCGTGGGGTTCCACCTATCAGCCCGAAGATATCGAGCGGATAGAATTTTTAGAAAAAGTCAGAATAGATGTTGACGACATCGTCATAATACATTATAATGCACTTGGACAAACAGAATGTATAGTGCCGATTAAGGAGGTCAATAACTAATGACATTTGAAGCCTATGAAACCTCAGTCGAGGCTGGTAGTACAATTGAGATATATACTCTGTCGATAGGGTCAACTATCTATCGAATGCACGATTCACCTGAACCCATTCTTAATATCGTCGGTGAGGATTACGAACGTACCCAAATCTCCAGAGGCTCCGTGGAGACCGGCCAGGAGTACCTGGAGATTACTTTGCCTGGATCACACGCATTCTCCCTAAAGTTTGCGACGATTGCTCCCGGCCAAACTGCATCACTAACAATCCGAGCTTTTCAGCGGTCCGATCCATCGGATATCCGAGTAGTCTATAAAGGCGTGGTTCGGGCAGTGGCGTTTACGCAGAATGCCTCGAAATCAGCCCTATCCCTGATACCAATCAATGATGCGTTTGATAAAGAGATACCAGAGCGGACATTCCAAGCAGCATGTAATAACGTGCTGTTCGACCCGGACTGCAAAGTCTCTGCGGGATCATATTCACACACAGGTGAAATCACTGCTATCGTAGATAACATAGTGACAGTCGGTGGCTTACTTGCTGCCAAAGGCACGGCCTGGTCCACTGGTGGATATGTCGCTTATGGTGTATTGGATTATAGACTCGTCCTCGAACAGTCTGGAGATGATCTGACTCTGGTACTACCATTCCATGATGACATGCTGTCTAAAGATGTCACTGTATACGCGGGTTGCGATCATACCATAGCCACCTGCTTATCAAAATTTAGTAATGACACTAACTTCGGCGGCTGTCCGTTTGTGCCGACGAAAAATATCTTTGTTACAGGGCTCTAATATGTTTTGGATTACACTACTTCTATGGGGTGCGACATTCGCACTTTCTCAATTATTGACGCCAAAGCCAGAAATAGAAGACGCCCGGCCGGCGAATCTGAATGACTTCAATTTCCCGACCGCGACTGAGGGTCGGATCATTCCGCTGCATTGGGGCACTGATCTGGTAAAAGGCCCTAATGTAATTTGGTATGGTGATTTGAGAAATTACCCCATCACCGAACGAGTTCAGACCAGCTTATTCAACACTAAGCGAGTGACAGTGGGTCACAAATACCACGTCGGTTTCCAGATGGGTATTTGCCACGGCCCCGCGACCCTCAAGGCAATCTATGTCGGTGACGAGCCAGTGTGGACTGGCACGCAGTCAACTGACGGCTCAATCGCTATCGACATAAAGGGCCTGAAAGGCACCTTCTCATTCTTCACTGGCTCCAAGACACAAGCGAAGAGCAGTTACCTCCAGCAGCATCAGAGCCCGTGCCCTGCGTATCGCGGCCTATGTTACGGCGTCTGGGAAGGCGGTCTTGTCGGCGAGTCAACCTCAATCAAAGCGTGGAGCTTCGAGATCGAACGCATCCCTACTGGGCTTGGTGGTGGAAAAGAAAGAGTCAACACTGCCGACTGTAATCCAATGCACTTGGTTTATGAAATACTCACTGACACGAGTTGGGGATATGGTTATCCGTCCAGTGACATTGATATCGCCGATCTTCAAACTCAGGCTGCGACACTGTGGACTGAGGGCAATGGGATGTCACTCATTCTGGCAAATCAGCGAAATGCCACGGATATAATTCAAGAGGTTGAGAAACAGATCGACGGTCATTTCCGAATTGATTCGGAAACAGGGCAGTGGAAGTGTGTCCTCATCCGAGGCGGTTACTCAACAAGCGGCCTCAAGACCGCCAATGTATCGAATGCTGAGGTAG